TACCTTTTATGGGGGTAGCACATCAATCTCACAAACATTTTACGGCTACCAATTGGAAGCGGGAAGTTATGCCACATCCTATATTCCCACCACATCAGCAACAGCAACAAGGGTGGCGGATGCTTGTTTTAAGACGGGCATTAGTAGTTTGATTGGGCAGACGGAGGGAGTTATTTTCTTTGACGGATACTTTGGAAATGAAACAGACGAAATGTATGCAATTATTCAAAATTCATTAGGAAGTTCAACCACATCATCAATGTATTTAATTAAATCGAGTTCATCAATTAAATTTCAGTCGTATGATTCCACAACTACGCTACAATGGGAAATATCGGGAGGTAGTTATACATTAGGACAAAGAATAAAAATAGCGGGTGCATATAAAGCCAATGATATTGTTTTATATGTAAATGGTGTACAAATAGGAACAGATACAAGCGCAACTATTGCAACTTGCACCGCATTGCAAATTGGGGTGTATCCCGCATCACCCACAGCAAATTTTCAATATAATGGCAAAGTAAACCAAGCCATCTTATTTCCAACCCGCCTTTCAAATTCTGAACTTCAATCCCTCACTACATTATAATGAAAACCTTCGCTAAATACGAGTTCACCCCTACACAATGGGCAACACTACAAAAAGACATACAACAAACCACAACCACCCCAAGCGGGGAAACCGTGACAACTTGGAAAGATTGCGCAGTTGTTGAAATTGGCTTTATTTGTTTAGAGTGGGGAACGGAAGATGACAAACCCGTATGCGTTAAGCAGTCCGACAAATGGGCGGTAGACATTCTTTTCTATTCAGAACCCCCCGCAAGTTTTGCCCCGTTTGAGGTTTTTCCAAATCCGTGCGGTGTGCATACTTTTAGCGGTGATGATTCTTTGTATCTCAAAACCTTTTGCGCTAAATATCCCGATTCACCTTATTGCATTGTTCCTGATCCCGTAATATAATGGCTACACCAAAACCCAATGCCTTGCCAGTGTCGTTTGACCAATTTCGTAAGAACCCAGTTGCTGCCGTTGCTTTTTGTATGCTGTTGGCTGTTAGCTATTTGTATGTCGACCTTCGTTCAGGGTATAAAGAGCAGATTGAAAAGAGTAACCAGAAAATAGACGCCTTAGATTTAAAAATTGACCGACTAAGCTACGCCCTTAAAAAGTCCGACAGCGCCCTTGCTGCTGCTATTACCGAAATTCGTATAATGAATACAATGAGAAAACTATGAAACATTTTACTTTGATTTTTGCCGCCTCGTTATTTGTTGCTATTGTCGCAGTTCCACAGCCAAAGAGCAAAGCCGTGCCAGTGGATGAGGTAGACTTAATGCTACAAAAAATTAGCAGCCATCTACAAGAGGCGTCTGTTGCAACTGCTCAGGCACACGAAATGGGTGAGAAAATGGTAGAGAGCAAGGTGGCGGAAAAAGAAGAGTTAAAGCAGGCAGTTGTAGCTGCTGAGGCTAAGGCCGAGGTTTACGCTGCGCGAATGGTTTACAGCGGAGTAGATACAACAATGCCAGCCAAAGGCGAGCCAATAGTTGACACGCTGAGTATAAACAATATGTTAAAACTTAACGGCTTGTAAAATGGCAAAGGCGAAAAGCACAGCATCGGCAAGTTGGCAACCAAAGCCCAAGAGAAAAAACAAGGGCGTACATTCTAAGAATAACAAACCCGCGAAAAGGTATCGCGGCCAAGGTAGATAACATGAAAAAACTATTAGAGATTTTTAAGGGCGACAACGGCCAGTTAAGCAGCAAGCGTTTTGTGGGAATCATTGGCGCGTTTGTTCTGTTTGGAACTATGGCGCACAACAGCATGAGCCCGCAAGAGATTGCACCTAGTAAGGAATTGGTAGCAGCTGTTGAATGGGTAACTATTTTAACCCTAGGTTTCACATCAGTTGACAAGTTCAGCGGCAAAAAGAATGACGAAGAATAGTTTAACTATTTTACTGTTTGTTCTGCTGTTTGTAGGCGGCATTCTGTACGTTGAGTACGCAGTTCCAAAGATAGAGCGCCTCGTGCATGGTCCGGCTATTCGTGTAATCGACAAGGAGCTCGACACGATCTATCAATTAAAACTGAAATACAAAACGCTGCACGATACCCAGGTTGTAATCAATCAAAAATATGACACGCTTTATATATCTCTTACTGGCGATACTAGCTGCGGCACCACGCTACGGCTTATCGCAATGCACAGACAGCTCGACAGCAGCGGCAAGTAATTACTATTTGATTAAGGGCGCAGAGGCCCGTGAGAATCTTGCACTATGTCGCGAATACCGCAAGATAGACAGCGCAGTAATAGAAACCCAAGGGCGCATACAGGATAAGCTTTTAAACGAGATTAAAATGCGTGACAATAAGTATATAAGACTTAGACGCGTGACCTATGTAATCGCTGCAGCATTTATTTTAACTTTGATCTTATGAATATAGCAATTTTAAAGGCCACAATGGCCGCCAAGGGTTACGCCTTTTTTGAAAATGGCGAGTTTAATTTGAACATAATCGGGGTGCGCAACAGCGACACTGGCAAGAAAGTAACCAACGCATTCGACGACAAGCTTATTGTTGCCTACAAGCAGGGCGGCGGATGGGTTGTAAAAGAATGGCCAGCAACCTGCGACAACGGCGGCGGCACTGCTCGCCTAGTTCCAAACCAATACCGGGGCAGCCATGCCATCGGATTGCACCAGGGAAAGTATGAAGCATTAAAACAATGCGGACCTGTAACCGTGTATCGTGACTTTACAAAAGACGGGATCTATCAAGAGGATAAAAAAGAAACGGGCGTTTTTGGTATTAACATCCACAAAGCCGGTGTGGATTCTGCCCGGGTAGATGACTGGAGCCACGGCTGTCAAGTGTTCAAACGTGTTGCAGATTTCAACGAGTTTATGTTGCTTGCAAAAAAAGCGGCCGCCTTGCATGGCAACCGCTTTAGTTATACGCTAATTGAAAGCAAGGACCTGGTTAACCCTTTGGGCTAATCATCTTGTTTATCTCGGCCACAGCGTTGGGCTCTTCGTGCTGTATGTCCACGATTTCTTCAACGCTGTGCATGCCCATAGTAATTTCGGGCGCATAGAGACGGCCAAAAAACGCCGCTGCTCTGTAGCGCATCATTAACTCGGGCATTGTTTTCCATTTGCTGCCTGATTTGTCCACCCACCCTTCAGCCTTGGCCATGTCCATGGTGACAATAGGACCCTCTACGGGCTCGCCTGTGGCCTTTTCTACACAGACGGCTTTAATACCCTTAGCCAAGTCGCCAACAAAGCGAAGAGTGGTAAATTTACCGCAGCCGTTTATAGCTGCAATTACGAAAGTGCTAGACCATGAAGGGCGGCCGTGAATGATGTGCAGATTTTGCATAACCATTAGCGGACTGGCCCCGATTCTGTGGGCAATTTCTAGGGCCACAAGGGTGTTTGCAACGTTACCTTTGTACTGTGTTGGCACAAGGTCGGAGGCGCTCAGGGCTTTGGCCTCACGTTGGGCAAGGTCAAAGTTTGACAAGGGGGTAATTTCTGTTTTATTTTCCATAGTTAAAAAGTGTTAAGGGTTGCACTGTATCGCCGTAGCCAGGCCATTCGTCTAGTTTTACGCACTCGATAAATGTTTGAATATCTTGTTGGTATTCTTCACGGCCTCGCTGCATATCTTCTGCCGTCATGTAATAAACGCCGACCAGGTGCGGCTCGGACTTTTCAACAGCAATAAAGAAAAAGCCCTGGCTATTCGGCACGCCGTCGGAATAGAACGCAGCTTGCACATGATAGCGATATTTATGGCATGATCTTGCGAAACCTTTGGGGCTTGCGTCGTCTGTGGTTTTAATGTCAATTATCAAACCGTCATCAGTTAACCGGTCAATGATCCCACGGCAATCGACTAGGGTTCTGTCCTGCCAGTTAACCATAATTTCACTTTTGCCTGGCTTTGCTAAAAGATAGGCAGCCGCAGGATGGTCATAAATGGCCTTTGCCATGGCTTCTATTTGCTTGTCTTGATCTTTGGATAAGATGGTAAGCCCTTCGGTTTGAATGGCAAACTGGTGCCAGAGTTCTTTGCCTTCTTTTGTGCGTCGGTCAATCTGTGGGGCAATGGTGTAGCGCTTGCCAAACTCTTGCGGCTCTAAGATTCTGCAGTGCACAGCCTTGCCCATTATAAGTGCCGGGCTATCTTCGTCCTTTTGCAGGGTGCCGTCTATGTATTTGTGTTTATACAGGACCGGGGCTTTTCTCAGTAGGTCCAAGCGGCTTTTTGACAGTATGTGTTTCACTTTCATGATGGCAAAAATACGAAATGTTTTTGTATATTTGTGGTATGTATAAGGAAAACATTGTTAAAGTTTGGAAAATTAAGTGTATCGAAAAGGGCACTTCGTTAAATGCCATCTGTAATAAACTGGGTATTGACCGCGAATTATTGACCCGATGGGAAAGGGCCGAGCCAAAAAGTTTACGCCTGGCTAAACAGATCGATCAGGCTATAGAAGAAATGCCGTAGATTTGTAGCGCCGAGGTTTGACAGCTTGGGTGTTCTGTATCATAAAGGGCCTCGTAGAAATACGGGGCTTTACTTTTTTGTAAAAGTTTTTTGTTTTTTTCTTGCTTATGTGAATTGTATGTTATTAGTTTGCATTCACAAGATACAAACACTATGAGTTTAGACATCATTTATTTAATCATTGCTACGCCTGTCACCATTGCGGTGATGTACGGCAGCCACGTAATTAAGCGCAACCGTAAGCGCCGAATCGAAACCCCTGAGGCACAGCCCTACAAGTTTGAGCGGGATGAGTACCGCCCAGAGTTTAACGAGTTTTCGCAAATGCTGCTACAGCGCAAAATGTACAAAGGGAGGGCCGACAAATGAACACACCAATAGAAAAGCTTATTTTGGATTTGCAAGCTTTGCAGAGCCATTACCAATTCATTGAGCGACACGGCAAAAACTTGCGGGCTAGCGATGCAATAGCGGCGGCGTTAAAGCAACTGCACAAACGACTGCAAGAAGAGGCCGACGTGATTATTGAGGCCTATAACGCAGCTGGAGGGCAAGCCGGTGGGCAAAAGTATTATGAGGGTCTGTACAGATCAGGTGTAGACGAGTTAAAATCTTATGTGGGATATAAGTATGAAGGCAACAGTAGTGAAGGCGACGATTAACTTTATATCCAAATGGCGGGTATATTATGCAGGCGAACTGCTTGCCACCTTTGAAAACGAAAAGGATGCTAGAGATTACGCAGCCTTTATAGATAGCCAATAAAATGACCAAAAAAACCTACTATAAAAACACTATTCCAATGATTTGGGCTGTGGCTGTGCTTCGTGATGATTTTAACAAGACCTGGCAAGCCATTGGCGACCGCCTAGGCAGAAGCCCAAGCACAGTAAGGGCGTTATATTTAGAATTTGACAACGTTAAAAACAAAAAACTATGATCTACATATTTTACACCAGCATCGCATTGGCTGCCATCGTAAGCATTGGCACAATCAAAGCGCAAATGGCTCACATTAAGGGGCTGAAAGGAATGTACAAAGAAGAGAGCCGCAGGGCCCACGACTACAATTTAACCATTATGGACCTACGCGCTGAGCTTAGAAGCGTGCAAGATGTTTCAAAGACCTGGGCCAAGGTTGCCCACGAAACGAGCGACGATTTAACTAGGGCTATGATGCAGCACGCTCATGAAATGGAGCAGATGAGGGCCGAGCTATGGAAAGCAGGCGAGGCGAAAAGAAAAAATAGCGAGTACAAAAAAGCATGGAGAGCTAAGCGCAAAGCAAATGGAACTGGAAACTAACTACTTACTCGCTTACGCAAAGTGCAGGCAAAAGGTGGCGTATTTAGAGCGTCACCTAGAAACCTTAATACAGAAGCACGAGCGTGAAATTACCGAACTGAAGGGCGAACTAATTAACCCGCTTATTGATTGGAAAAAGCCACAGCCTCGCAACATGTCGCGTTTATGCAAAGCAGTCTGCAGGGTGTGTGACATAACACCAGGGCAATTAGTAAGCCCACAGCGTAGGCGCAATTATGTGATCGGGCGACAGTTGTTTTTTTACGTTGGCCGTTATGAGATGAAAATACAATGGTCAAAGCTTGCCGGGTTTCTGTGTAAGGATCATTCGACAGGCATTCACGGCGCAGATCAGTTTGAGAATTATTTGAAACTTGGCTACAAACACGAAACGCAGTTATATTACGATGTGCTGGCTGAACTAGCCGACGAAGTAGATATAATCGAAGAGGTTGAATTGGCTGAAATTGAGGAGGTGAAAGCGTGAAAACCTTTATAATCACAATCGAAATAGAACACACAGACCGCAGTTTTGAGCGCCCAGAAGTGCAGCAGTTTGTTGCACAAATCGGCAGCCCGCAGGCAAACTGGGTGAAGGCAATGAAACAAGCGTTTAAGCAGACAATTTTAGGCGAGAAAGCCCACGACATCCATGTAACTTATGCGTTGAAAGAATGAAACGGAAACGATGGACAGAAGCGGAAACCGAGCAGCTGCGACAACTTTACCCAACGACGCTTTGCAAGGATTTAGCCAAGGTTTTTAACTGCGAAATTGCCCAAGTTTATAACCGTGCTAACAAGGTCGGATTGCATAAGAATGCTGAATGGCTTTTACAACACTATAAAGACACATACAAGGGCCATGAACGCACCCAATTCCAAAAAGGTATGAAGTCTTGGAACAAAGGAATGAAAGGCTTACAAATCGGCGGCGTTGAAACCCAATTTAAGAAAGGGCAAACACCACACAACACGAAACCAATCGGTCACCGTAGTACCAGGGATGGCTATTTGGTAGAAAAGACAGAAAACGGCTTTGAGTTTGTGCATGTGCTACTTTACAAACAGCATCACGGCGAAATACCAGCCGGAAAGTTTGTGCGGTTTATTGATGGCAACCGTCAAAATATCTGCATAGAGAATTTGATGTTAATAGACAGAAAGGCCCACATGCTACAAAATAGCATCCAAAATTTGCCTGAGCCGATTAAGCAAGTTATACACATTAAAAAATCAATCACACGTAAAATAAACCAATTAGAAAAAAATGGCACGCAATAAAATTAACGATTTAAGAGATCACCTTTTTGAAACTTTAGAACGCCTAAAAGAGGGCGATATTGACATAGCAACAGCCAAGGCAATGGCCGACGTCGGGCAGGTAATTATAAACTCAGCAAAGATTGAAATTGATTTTATCCGCGCGACTGGATCAACGAAGGATTCAGGGTTTATTAAGTTGGGGGAGGGTAACGAGAAATTGATATGACACCGAAAGAGAAAGCGCTGGATCTAGTCAATAAGTTTGACGGGGTCGGCTTGCAGATGAGAAATGAGGCAATAGCGTGCGCGCTGATTGCAGTTGATGAGATACTTGATGTAATTAAATTAAGACCTTATGGGATGCAATACCTTAGCGCAAGAGATTATTTTGAAGAAGTTAAAGAAGAAATAGAAAACCTATGAACACAGAAAAAACACCAGTCGAAACCTATGCACAGAAAATGCTAGAACTATTAACAGCGTATGGCCGTAATGCCATCAACGACGATCAACTTTTAACCTCGGCATTGCAGCTGCGAAATGAATGCCTAGATGCTGAAAAGCGCGCGCATCAGGAATGGTTTAACAAAGGGTTTGAGTTTTACCATGAGCAGCACATATTGAGCAGATTGGAAAGTTGAGCCATGAGAGACAGCATTGTATTTTATCGCTCATTTTATGAGGCTATCCAAGATTTGCCCATTGAGCAACAAGCCCAGGCATATAATGCAATTTTTGCCTACAGTCTAGACGAAACAGAGCCCAAATTAACAGGGGTGGTTTCAACGGTGTTTAAGCTCATAAAACCCCAATTAGATGCCAACCAAAAACGCTATACAAATGGCAACAAAGGAGGCCGACCAAAAAACCAAACCATAACCGAACACAAACCAAACCATAACCAAACCATAACCGAAACCGAACCTAATGTAAATGATAATGATAATGATAATGTAAATGGGAATGATAAGGATAATGTTTTATGGGCTGCGCCGCAAAAAAAACAAGTCATTGACTACTTTGCTAACGCCAAAATGAGCAAAGAGCAAGCGCTAGCGTTTTACAATTATTACGACAGCGCCAACTGGATGCGAAATAAAACCAAGATAACAAATTGGAAGTCGGCCGCAGATTTTTGGATAAGTAAAGCAGACCAACCAGTAAAGCAAAGACAAATGTTTAACCCAAACCAATATGAATAACCTCGAAGAATACATATTAGGACAGCTCCTATTTTACGAACAGACCCGGGCATTGCTGCCAAGGATTAAGCCGGCATGGTTTGCTAATAAGCTAAACCGCACAGTGGTGGACCGCATGATTAAAAAATACTTTGAGAACGAGCCAATAGACTACATGAGCCTAACGGAAGGCATGAGCCATGACGATCGTGTTAAGGTTATTTTCATCGGGCAAAACGTCTACAATGTGGCCAACATTAGCGACTACATCCCACAATTAGAACACCGTTACTTACAAAAACAACTGATTGAGGACCTGGGGCAATTAGATTTAACATTACCGCTTACCGAGTTAATGGCAAGCATTCAAACGCTATTGGATAATTCACGTTTCACAACCATACACGACCCAGTTAGCATCCATAAACTGAGCGCTGCCATGGTCGACAACATAACCGAGGCCATTAAGCGCGGCGATAGGATAACGGGAAAGTCTACCGGGTGGCTGTCATTAGATAGGATTCTAGGGGGTTGGAATGCGGGCGACTTTATTGTAATGGCTGCACGACCTGGGCAAGGTAAAACAGCGCTAGCCTTATCGCTTATGTATGAGTTTGCTAAACAACAGGGCAAAGGGTTATTTTTAAGCTTAGAAATGTCAAGTGAGCAGTTAACCAAGCGTTATTTTTCCATCATTACCAAGATTGTTAACTGGAAGATAAGAAACGCCACGCTAAAAGATAACGAACTGCAGGAGCTATGCGAATCAGTCAACGCCAGTGATGTAGAGTTTTTTGTAGATGATGAACCAAATTGCACGATACAACAGTTGAACAGCAAGGCCAAGATTCATAAAGCCAAACACGGCCTAGATTTATTGGTAATTGATTACATCCAATTAATCAAAGGAACTAAGCGAGACAGAGAACAGGAGATAGCAGAGATAAGCAGAAGCCTCAAGCTATTAGCCAAAGAGTTACAGATTACTGTAGTAGTGTTAGCTCAGTTAAGCCGTAAGTGTGAAGAGCGAAGCGATAAGCGGCCCATGTTATCCGACATAAGGGAGAGCGGAAGCATAGAGCAAGACGCAGACGTTGTGCTGTTTCCTTTCCGACCTGCGTACTACAGCGGAGAGAAACACGAGATAGAAGAGGCTGAGGTTATTGTAGCTAAGAACAGGCACGGCGAATGCCATACAATCCCGGTCCACTTTACTGGATCGCGCACCATGTACACCGAAGATCTAACCCCACGCCTATAATGCCATCACTAAACAAACCTAAGCAGGGCGGTAAGCCTCGCCGTGAGTATACCAAGGGCGCATTTGTTGAGCCCCGATACCACACTACACACTGGCGCAACCTTCGCGCATCAGTGTTACAAGCATCACCGTTATGCAAAGCGTGTGAGGATGTCGGTTTAATTACCTTGGCGCAGATGGTGGACCACATCAAACCCGTGCGACTGGGTGGCGAGTTCTTTGATACGGAAAACTTGCAGCCGCTATGCAATTCATGCCATGCCTCTAAGTCAGCCAAAGAAAGGAACGCCGACCCGTATGGGGTGTAAAATCTTACACACACGTGCCTGAAACCGCTGGTTCAGTTTTCTTCACACCCGTGAGAAAATAAAGTTAACAAAATACTTGTATATTTGTACTAAATAGCATATTAAAATGAGGGGGAGACCAAAAAAACCAACCGAAATTAAAAAACTTCAGGGAACTGAGGACAAGCGCTGGCTGGTGGAAAACGAAATGAAAGTTTTGCCTTTGGACCAAATACCAACTGCGCCTGATGGCTTCGATGGGGAAACGGCAGAAATTTGGGCAACGGTTTGCCGCGAACTGCAGCGTAATGGTTTGCTTGCCGGTTGTGACTTAGAGCTATTGCACGGCTACTGCACGTTATTGCGCCAGTATTATTTGGCCACTGAGAAACTTAAAAAGGAGGGCGTTGTAATTTTGAGCCGCCACGGCGACAAAGTTGCAAACCCCTGGTATCATATCCAAGGGCAAAGCCTAAAGCAAGCCACACAAATCGCGCAGCTTTTCGGAATCACGCCAAGCGCACGCAGTCGAATTAGCGCAGCCGCTCCAAAGACTGCAACTAAATTAGATCTATTAAAAAAACCCAAAACAGCATGACAACTAAAAAGACAATTACAAAGGCCATAAGCACAAAAGCCTTTGAAACGGCTAGCGTTAAAATCGTTGAGCCTGTTATTTACCAAGTGCGCCAACGCGATCAGCAATTTGCAGTATACCTAAACGGAAGCGTTTGCGACAAGTTCGGAAAGCCAGGCGATGCTTTCTACTACCGAAATGAAAAACTTGCCTTTGAGGCGTTGGCCTATTTTCAGCAGTGCAAATAGTCGCCGACTATATTGACGGGATAGGTAGCGGGCGCATTGCTGCTTGCGAGCACGTGCGCAACGCTGTGGCTCGTTATGAAAACGACCGCGGGCACTGGGCATTTAACGAAGATTTGGCACAGCACGCCGTTGAGTTTATACAAAACCTAGAACACACGACGGGCGATTACGCTGGCAAACCTTTTATCTTAGAAGGGTGGCAGGCGTTTATTGTTTGGAATCTGTTTGGGTTTCTCAATGCGGATGGCAGCCGTCGTTTCACCCGGGCCTATGTTGAAGTTCCACGCAAAAACGGAAAGTCTACATTTAGCAGCGCCGTTATGCTTTACGGTCTTATTGCGGATGACGAGCCAGCGGCTCAGGTTTACAGCGCAGCCACAAAGTTAGATCAGGCTATGATGGTGTTTGGTGAATCTGTGCGGGTTTGTCAAAATCTGCCCTGGCTAAATGAAGCGCTGACTGTTAACAACTCTGTTAATAACCGCCGCATTCTTTATGGGCAATCTATTTACAAACCGCTCGAATGGAACCCGGGCAAACAGGACGGACTCAATGCGCACTTTTGCTGCATCGACGAATACCACGCCCACCCAAACGACGAGTTGTATAATGTAATACGCAACTCTATGGGCGCAAGGCGCCAGCCTTTGCTTTTTACAATTACTACGGCAGGCTTCAACCGAGAAGCACCCTGCTATAAGCATCGGCAGTATTGTGCTAATGTTTTAAACGGGGCTATAAAGGACGACGCCCTTTTTTCTGTTATATACACATTAGACGAAGGCGACGACTGGACCGACCCAGCAGTGTGGGCAAAGGCTAACCCTAACTGGGGCATAAGCGTATACCCTAGACAATTAGAGCAGGCGTTAACAGAGGCTAAAGAATTTGTGCATAAGGAGGTAGAGTTTAAAACTAAGCTGCTTAATGTTTGGACCGACACGGCACAGACTTGGATTAGTGACAGCCTTTGGAAACTATGCGACGGCGAGGACGAACTAGAGGGCGAGTTTTGCTATGGCGGCTTAGACTTGGCAAGCACGGGCGACTTTTGCGCATTCTCGTTATACTTCCCAAGCCTGCACGCTGTGAGAACTTGGTACTGGCTTCCGAGTGAAACCGCCTTTAAGCGTAAGGACGCTGCGGGCGCTTCTATTCGCCAATGGGCAGCCGACGGATTTATAGAATTAACTGAGGGCAATGTAACGGACTACGCTTTTATTAAGGCTCGCGTTATAGAACTAGCACAGCGTTACGATATTAAAGACATAGCCTTCGACCGCTTTAACGCTTCGCAGTTAGTTATTGAGTTACAAAATGAGGGGCTGCAAATGTTTCCTTTTGGGCAGGGCTTTGTTAGTATGTCGGCACCGACTAAAGAACTAGAGCGACTTGTTAAAGACAGAATGCTAAGGCACGCTGGCAACCCAGTGACGCGCTGGATGATGGGCAATATATTGTTAACTCAGGACCCAGCAGGCAACATTAAAATAAATAAGGCTAAGAGCGGCGATAAAGTCGACGGGCCTGTGAGTATAGTTATGGCCTTGGGCACTTGCATGCAGGACGCAGCCAAAGAGCAAAACAGCGAATTTTGGTTTGTTAGCTTATGAAATTTCTAGACGACTACATGCAAGTTTATTACAACAACCTCCCGAAATATCGGACCTACGAGGATGCTT